GCTCAATTCCTCGACAGAGCGGCTCAAGCTGAGGCTGTGATTGAGGCTTGCAAATCTGAGGCTAGACGCAGACTGAGTGAGGGGGAAACCATCGAAGGATGGACGCTCAAAGACGGATCTGTCCGCGAGTCTATTACGAACTCTGAGCAAGTCGCTTCACGCTTTTTAGAGTTAGGAACCTACGAGCAGCTAAGTTCCGCGATCACAATCAACAAGACCAAGTTAAAAGACGCAGTCAAACTCGCAACTCAAACCAAAGGCCGCGAGTTGGAATCCAAACTAGCCGCGCTCCTCGACGGTTGCACTGAAAGCAAGACCGGACAACCGATACTGACCCGAATCAAATGAATCAAACCCATCCAATGGAACTGGTGCGCGAGTTCATGAAAACCTACCAGCAACTTGTCCCGCAGCGTCCGATCCTCCCCGATCCGGTAACGCAAAATCTACGATACCGGCTTATCGACGAGGAGGCTCAAGAGTTGGCCGCAGCTACCAACCCGAAAGAGTACCTCGATGCTGTTGGCGACCTCTTGTATGTGGTGTACGGAGCCGCGCTGGCTGCTGGATTTAGTCCGCATCAAGTGGACGCAGCATTTACGGAAATCCACCGCAGCAACATGAGCAAAGTCTGGACTGACGACGAGATCGACTCCATTCCTGCCGATTGCCGGTCAACTCGCGTAGGGGACAATCGACACATTGTACGGAGGTCTGATGGTAAGATTGCGAAATCCCCATCCTACTCCCCCGCTCGACTGGAGAGCTACACGCGATGAGACATTTATGGGCGCGTGGATTTGGACGGCTCCACTCAGACGCTGAGATCATCACCACAGACGACGGAAAACAGTTTTTGATCGCAGTTATCGAGTTTGAGAAACGCACGTTGGGCAACGGTAAACCTTACGCTCAACGAGTGCAGTTCCGCTCGTTTGATCCCGACGATATGGACGCTGTACTCCTGCTCACCGAAGGGACTCACGTTCTGTTCGATGGGGACTGCGATGCGGTAGCGGATAAGAGTTCCACCGGCTGGTGGTACGCCAACCCTCGCATCACAGGACGCATCCACGAGATTCTACCTTCAGGACATGAATCTTAGCTTTTTCGTCGCTGGAATCCCGAAGGCTCAACCTCGGGTTAAAGCGTTCGTTCGCGGAGGTCACGCTGGAGTTTACACGCCGGACGGAGCCGAGACTTGGAAGCAGGAGGTTAGGCGACAAGCCGTCGCAAACGCTCCAGAATCAATTATAGCGGGAGTTGTTCGCATCCAGCTAGACTTCTTCTTGCCGAGACCAAAGGTGCATCTGGACAAGCACGGTGTACCGAAGCCGAAATCACCAGTCTGGTGCCAGAAAAAGCCGGATCTGGATAACCTGATTAAAGCTGTCACCGATGCGATCACCGACACTCAGCGAGTCTGGCTGGACGACAGCCAAGTTTGCGAGATTACCGCTACGAAAACCTACGCTCTCCAAGCTGTCGGTTGCAGCGTGAGAATCTCGGCTGATTAGCCTCTCAGAAATCGCGGAATGGTACGCAGGGAGATCCTGCGGCAGGTGAGTTCACCGCACGAAACACCGCGATTTCCTTAATGTTTACGGGCTTTTTCTGACAATCTGAAAAAAGTTGCAGATTTCTGTTGCAGATAACCCAGCGATGGGTTTAACTCATCTCATCGAAGGCAACGAGCCGACGAAGAAACGACAAGAATATGACGAACCAAAACATCACCTCTGCTGCTCCTGAACTGCTCGCGGCTCTCAAGTCGCTGACTCTGGAAATTGAAAGCATCTTGTCCCACGAAGCGGGAAAGACTCGCGATCAGCTTATGGAGCGTCTGCATATGGATTACGACGGAAAGCTCCGCGCTGCTCGGTTAGCGATCTCGAAAGCCAACGGCAGAACCAACTAAAATCTCCCAGAGGGGCGCGACTCTCCAACGCGCAAAACACCATAACTTAATCCATCAAATACCATGACCATCGAAATCAAATACACCGCATCCGTTTACACTCCTGCCGGTTGGCGAGGAGTCACCATTACCGCCAAAGCAACCAAGACTTCTGAGAAAATGGCTCTTGTGGTTGAGGTGCTGGAGATCAACGGAGAATCCCCTAAGAGCAGCATGAGCCGCACTGGAGCTAATCGCCAGCGGTTCAACGGTAGAGGGATCTCCTGCCGCGAGGTAGGAGCCAAGAAGCGGCTCTCCGCTTGTGAAATCGTGAACTAAAACCATCAAAACCATTAAATACCATGCGATACCATTGCAAAGACAAGAACAGCAAATCACTCAGCCAGCACAGCAGCATCCTTGAAGCTCTTAGAGCGCGGGAGGTCTGGCTCCATACTCGGGAGCTAATCGGGATCACTGACAACTCTGGCCGACTGCTCTCAGCGGACGAGTTGTACCAAGCGAAGGCAGCCGCTTTTATGAAAGGTCTGCGATGAACCTCGGACCTTTGATCGCAGCACTCATCACCGTGGAGACCGGCGGTTGCCGTAATCCCGATCTAGCCGTTGGAGACGCAGGACTGGCTATCGGTGCGCTCCAAATCCACCGAGCGGTTGTGCTGGACGCAAACCGTATCGCTGGCACCAGCTACACTCACGCCCAGATGACAAATCGAGTTGCGGCTCGTCGAGTTTGCGAGATTTATCTTAATCACTACGGCAAAGGTTGTACGACCGAACAACTAGCTCGCAAATGGAACGGAGGCGGTCCCGCTGGTGATAAGAAAACAGCCACAATCGCTTACTGGAACAAAGTCAAAAAGCATCTATGAAGAAGACGATCCTTATATCAGAAGAAACTCACAAGAAACTCAAAGAGTATTGCAAGAAGGAAGGAATCAAAAGCCAGCACCTAACTGATAAGATCATTAGGGAGTGGCTAGATAAGGAGATGGCAACATGAACAAGCAAACTATGCCGAGCTATCTTGTAGAGCTAGAACATGAACTGGCTGATGCCCACGACCGCATTCGATTGCTCATTGCAGAGCGCGACACTGCACGATTGCAAGCCGATCAAAAGATCAACCTCCGCGAAGAGTTCCGAGAACTGCTTGGAACCGATGACATCGAGCAGGGAGTGGTTGTTGTGCGTGGGTTACAAGACCGCATCAAGCAGTTAGAGGAAGAAAACGACGCAATGCGAGCGGACTTACTGTTGTGGCGGGAGGCAAAACCGTGAGCTTGCTTGAAAAATTAGGTCTATCAAAGCAGTCAATGGAGAGAATGCTTGGTGCTGTCGCTCCATTAAAAAAGACTAAAATCAAACGCTATCGGAGATACGAAACTGTTCCAGCGGATATTCGCAAAGCTATTTTAGAAGAGCATTCAAGCTACACTTGCCGAGAGTTAGCTAAGAAATATGGTGTCTCAGCTTCAACCATATGGGACATAAGAGAGAGTAAATCTAAAATTGAATGACGATAAAAAATGAGTCATACATACCAAAGCGCGGACATATACCACAAGCAGTAGTGTTAGAAGTGTTGGAAGACATAAAGAACAACAAAACATACAGGCAAATCAAAGAAGACTACGCAGTCAGCATAGGCTGGATACACAAAATCAGACACAATAAGACCAGAAAATGAACATACTGAACGAAATCAAAAACGGGATCTCTAGATTACTTGGGGTCCACAAGACGCTGGAGACCAAAGAGGCTCCTAAAACACTCAAGCCCAAACGCAGCCCTAAGCGTGGAAGGGGACGACCGAAGGGACTGAAGATCCCTCGGGAGATCGTCGATGCGGTGCTGCAAGCAGATAAGAGCGTCAGCAACAAACAGTTGGCTGCCAAGTATCGCGTTTCCTGCTTTTGGATCTGGAGCGTGAGGTCTAAAAAGCTAAGGCTCAAGCGATGAAATACCTGTCAAAGACTAAGCCAACCGTCGCGGTTGAGTTCATTGCCGAAGCGCAACTGAGGATCGGTGAGACTAAGAGACTATGCGTGATCTACCAACGAGGAGAGATCTTCTTTGTCAGACCGAAGGCTGAGTTCTTTGATAAGTTTGTGCTGGACGAACCGCAGATCCAGACTTAGAAGTAAGCAGTCAGCGCGAGCCGTAGGAAGCGAGCGAGGACAATCAAAAAAGAACCCATGTTCTACCAATTTCTCCCCATCCTTTTCGTGTACGTCGCGTTGGTTCTTCGCGAGTTCCTACCACGAACTGGATGGGGATTTTCTTTGGAGAATACATGAATGAGTTGGCACTTTTTGCAGGAGCGGGAGGAGGGATTTTGGGCGGATCACAACTTGGATGGCGCACCAGATGCGCTGTTGAGATTGATCCCTACGCTAGACAATGCTTATTGGCGCGACAGAGAGACGGATGTTTGGAGCGATTCCCAATATGGGACGACGTTAAAACATTCAATGGGAGCCACTGGAGAGGCTCAATCGATATCATCACCGGAGGATTTCCATGCCAAGACATTTCCTCCGCTGGGCGGGGGGGGGGGATTTCCGGTGAGAAAAGCGGATTATGGAAGCAAATGGCGCGAATTGTCGGTGAGGTACGACCTCGGTTCGTCTTTGTGGAAAACTCACCGCTGCTTGTGGTCAGAGGTCTTGGAACCGTTATCGGTGACCTTTCCTCGATGGGGTATGATTCTAGGTGGGGTATTGTGGGAGCGCATCACGCAGGAGCTAATCACTTCAGAGACCGGATCTGGATCTTGGCCGACTCCAACAGCGCACAACGCAAAGGAGGGAAACTATCCTGCGGAGAGAACGCGAAAGACTCCAACACTTGCTTCTCTGGTTGGTGGAAAGCTGAACCCAACGTGGGTCGAGTGGTTAATGGGTTGGCCGTTAGGCTGGACAGATCTCAATCCAATCAAGATGGAGGAACTGCTCCGGTGGAAAATTGCATTCCAGACAGACCAAAACGTCTGCGAGCAATCGGAAACGGACAAGTCCCTGCCGCAATGATGATCGCGTGGAAAACCCTAACCCAAGACCTATGAACGAAGACAAGAAAACCCGTAAGGCTCCAGCCTTCCAGTTCTACGCTGACGATTTCTTAGCTGGAACAGCGGACATGAGCGCGGAAGAGGTTGGTGGATACATCAGACTGCTCTGCCATCAGTGGTCTAAAGGCGGAATCCCATCAGACGAAGATAGGTCCGCTCGCATAGCGGGACTAATGGGGTCGCCATCGATTCGCTATGTTCTCGCTAAGTTCACGCTATGCGATGGCGATACGTTGAAGAACGTCCGACTAGAGCAGATCCGACAAGAACAAGCGGACTACAAGCTAAAACAAGCCGCATCCGGCAAGACTGGAGCGCAAAAGCGATGGGATAAGCCCAAATGTGATGGCAACCCTAATGGGGTCGCTATAGCAACCCCAATGGCAACCCCAATGGCGAATGCATGGCGAAGTGATAGCTCTCCTTCTCCTACTCCTAATAAGAAAGATACAGCGGCTCCTAAGTCGCCATGGGAGGTTTCCTTCGGAGTTGAGCTACCGGAGAGCTTGCGAACCGATAGCTGTCTCCAAGCCGTTAAGCTCTGGCTTCAGTACAAAGCCGAGAAGCGGGAAGGCTACAAGAAGACCGGACTTACAGCAGCACTAACCAAGTGGTCCCGAGAGTTTACCGCTGCTGAATTCCCGACTGTCGTCGAGAACTCAATCGCTAGTGGATGGAAGGGAATCTTCCCGAAGAAAGACTTGCAGCAAAACTTATCAATATCCGGTCAACCGAAGACCGTTCTCTCAGAAAACATTGCTGACTACTTATGAGCGATCCCTTTTTTGCTGAAGACGATGAGTTTGGTCTTATTGGAGCGTGTATCGCTGGAGGCTCTGACATTTGCTTTGACGCATTCGCTGAAGTTCCAACAGCAGCAATTCAAAACGAACAACTGGCTTTAACTTACGAAACCATAAAAAGCCTCATCACTCAAAACAAGCGAGTGACATTGCCGGAGTTAATGAAGGAATGGAAACGAACCATAACAAGTTCACCAGTACCATTTGAAGCTTGGAACCGCTGCGATGAACTTTGCCCATCACCATCCGGTTACCCGATGTTCGCCAAGAGCGTTCTAGAAGCCCATCACCGTCGCCAGTTACGTTTTGCCGGAGACCGCTTGATTCGCGATTCCGCTGTGGTGACCCTGACTGTGGATCAAATCGTCGCTAATGCCGAGCAGGGACTCAGCGTTGAGGCATCCAAAGACGATCTTCAATCGAGCAAGTCCGTTGTCAGCCGATTTATCGACTCGACGCAAGAGCGGTTCAACCGACGAGGACAGTTGAGCGGGATCAATACCGGCTTCTTTCGACTCAACCAAATGACCGATGGATTGCAACTTGGAGAACTCGCTATTATAGCAGCACGACCATCCATTGGAAAGACCGCTATGGCGATTGCTATCGCTAAAGCAGCAACGATAGAAGACCAAGTCCCAACCTTATTCATATCACTAGAAATGTCTGATGAAGCTATTATTAGAAGAATGGTTTCAACTGTTGGGTCTATTCCAATGCAAGATATTAAGACCGGCGAGATGGATCAGGGAGGTATTAAAGCTATGAGCACCGCATCAGCTAAGATCGCAGCCAGTCCATTACACTTTGCCTCTGGCTCCTCGGTGACCAACATATCGTCCATCACAGCAGTGATCCGCAGAGCAGTCCGCAAGTGGGGAGTGCGGTTAGTTTTGATCGACTACATTCAGAAGATCCACGGCAGCAAAGGAGCCGAGAAGAAAACCTACGAGATAGGCGAAGTCAGCGGTAAGCTCAAAAGCATTGCGGTTGATACTAAGACCGCCATCGTCGCTCTAGCGCAACTCAACAGGGAAAACGAGAAAGATAAGGGTCGCTCACCTCGTCTTTCGGACATAGGGGAGTCAGGACAGGTGGAGCGCGATGGGGATCTGGTGATGCTCCTCAATCGAGATCGCAACCAACCGCAGGGAGAAGCTATGGTCGCCATTGCCAAGCAGCGCGACGGTGAATGTGGAGCCGTAAAGCTCTGGTACGATGGACGCTTCTGTCGGTTCTCTGAGTGCGGTATGGATACTTAAGTTTAAAAACCTAACGACAGGTTGACTCCCCTAAACAAGTCTGCCAACCTATCAACGGACTTAGGTCCAACATAAACACCATGATCACCGGAAAGATTGACGTTACTAAAGTAGACAAGACACACCTCTTCAAAGGTAAGGCTGGAACGTATTTGGACATTGCTCTCATTACCAATAAGGCTGGACGCGACCAGTATGGTAACGATGGTATGATTGTTCAGTCTGTATCCAAACAAGCCAGACAAGATGGGCATAAAGGTCCAATCCTCGGTAACTATGTAGAGACAGCCAACCGTGAGCCTAAGCAAGCAACCAAGAAGGTATCCGCTACCGATCCTCTTGGACCTGAAGATGACATTCCCTTTTGATATACAACAAACCATTTAACACCATGACAACTACCGCAGAGTTCTTTGAAGATACTAAGTCAGCAACTCCACGCTGTGACGCTGAGATTGAGAAGCTTAGGAAGCATTACCCGATACTAACGCTAACCGTTGTATTCGCATTAGCTCGCAAGCTTGAGATGGAGTTGATTCAATCCAATAACTCCATCGTTGATCTGCTCAACCAGATCGAAGCGATACAAGAAAAGAACCAACAGTAATATGGGAGGCGTACAGAAATACCTGACTCGTCAGGTCCAAGACGGTGAGATCTCTAAGGATGATCTGCTTGAATCACAGAGGAAACTATCCCTTTTAAATCAAGCACCATCACTTGTGCTTAGTGC